TTCTATTAACTGTATAAATAGTTCTTACATCAACTCCAGCAATTGTAAAAGTTGTACCAGAAGCATAAGCAATAGTTGCAGCACCAGAGCCATCACCAATCTGAACGTATTGTGAGTCATTGTACCAATCTCTAGTATTCTTCATCAAAGCCCTAATAGAATTATTTAGCAAACTAGGAAGCATTCCTTCGTTTGTATCAATTCCATTCAAAGAAATGTTACTTGCTTGTGTTGTCGAATAATCTTTTATATTGCTGCTCATAATTTTTTGCTCCTAATTCATAAACCAACTAAAAGCTTTATCGCTTTCAGAGTTATTTTTATTAATTAATGTATTTACTGCTTCTTCTACTTGTCTTTGAAAAAACTCTTGTGTTTCAATTGAGTACCTGATGTTATCTATGTCAATTTTATCTGACACTATCTATCTCCACCTGGTACTGCTGTTAAATCTATTCCTTGTGCATTAGTCCAAATACTTTCTGCTGGAATTTTTACATTAGCTCTAATATATCTACCAGATTGTCTAACTGGATTTATACCACTTGCGTTCATTGAACTTGATGCTGATGATGTAACTGCGTCTGCTAATTTATTTCTAGTTTTAATAATTACATTTGCACTAGAATCTACAATTGGTCTAATACTTGTTACATTTGCTCTTAAACCTGGAAACAATTCTGTTTCTTTAGTTTCAAGTTCAGCTTCTAAATTAGTTCCAGAAAAAATTGCTGCTTTAAAATTTTCATCAACTGCACCTAAATACAAATGTCCAGTTTCCCAGAACCTTGTATCAAGTGAAATATTAATATCATCTAAGTTAGAACTTATAATATCCATAAGCTCAACTGTGTTAGCTACAATAAATTGTTGAAAAATTTGTGATGCTTTAACTTTAGCAATTGACCATTTCTGAGTCACATAATTGTAGATCAAAAGCTTGTCGCAGATTCCAGTAGTGTTTGGATTATCCTTACTTGGATATAACCAGATTGCTAAAGTATTAAATGGATCTACTGCTGCTGTAATTCTATCTGTAAATGCTTTGTTTAAATCTTGTTCAAAAAATCTATTTACTTTCTCAGCTCCTATCGGCAAAATTTGGTCGCCATTGATTTGAAAAAATCCGTCCGAAGCATAAAAAAAAACCTGTCTGTTGTCCTGGCAAACTGTTTGTCCATATACAGCTCCTCTATTTGGTGACAATACTGAGAAACGAAATATTGTGTTTCCACCAACAAAATCCATTCTTAAAATTGAATCTTCCCTGAATACATAACCAACCTCACCAGAAGTGATTGCAACTATTTGACCACCTGATCCTGGCAAGTCTTGAGTATCTGATGATTTTACACCAGCTTCCCAAGTAGAAATATCATTTAAGCCTGACCAGGCTAATCTATTTTTTGCATTTTCTATATTACCTGACACCAAGAAATCTCTTATCACACCACTTACTCTAAACTTAGAGGGTACTGTTCCTGATCCTGATGCAGTTGCTAAAGTTTGTAAATCAACAAATCCTGTTGAAGTTCCCATTAAAAAATATTGAGGTGCATCTACACCATTTGATGCAATAGCAAAATTACCAAATTGAGTAAAAGTTATATAATCAGTAGCAGTTCCAGATAAAGGAGTACCACCAATAAAATTTGTTGTTGTTAATCTTACAGTATCAGATGAAACATTAGTTAGATTTAATCTACCTACTGCTGCTCTGGTAACTGTAACAACTGCATTTGATACTGTTGCTGTAAAATGAGCATTAGCATTAATAGCTACTCTTAAATTTGTTGCAGTAGTGTTATTATTTGTTTCTACTTTAAACTGAGTTCCTGATGCTGTGCCTACTGTTGATGTAAAGACAACAGTTGAGCCATCATTTTTTTTTAATGTAATAGTTTTCCCAGCTCCAATATTTGCATAATCTGAAACTGTAATTGTGCATGATGCTTTAGCAGTATTTAAAAATAATCCACCAGCACCTTTATCTACAAATGCTCCAGAGGATAATTGATAAATTGTATCTGCTGTTCCTACAAAAGTAAAAACTGTGTTTTCATTATTTCTAAAACTTCTTGCTCCTTTAGCATTTTGTAAAACATTTGATGTACCACTATAAGGCACTAAACCTTTAACTGGTTTATATGAACTTTGAGCATGGTAGACGTTAGTCGCCACAGTTGCACCAGGATTCAAATGTGCTGGTTGATCTGGTAACCATTCGCCAAAAGGTAATTGCATAATATTTTACTTAATAAGTTGTTTTTGAGTAATTATTAGAAAATGTAGAAGCTACTGTGTCCTCACCTCTTTGTACTAAAGGTGATCCACTAAATTGATCTTCTCTATCATTTAATTCAAGTCGTTCAAGTGCTGTACTATACATTGATTGCCAAGTTTGAACTTGTTGTGGATTGATACCACCTAAAAAGTTTGCTGCATGAAACAATGATCCATATAAATAAATTGCTGGATGACTTGTTAGAATATAATTTGTTGCAACTGATGAACTTAAAGCTGCAAATTTTTTAAAGTAATTCATTTTAGCTGTGTAAGTTGCATCTGGTTTTGGAGAGAATCTAATTGTATCTCCTAAAATTGTATATGTAGATGGCAAACCAGTATTTGATGTGCCTTGCATTTGATCCATTTGAGATGGGGTTACATATCTTAAAGGACATTTTGTAGAACCACTTAAAATATAAAAATCTCTAATTTGTAAAAAGTCAGTTGGTAGTGCAACAGTTTCTCCATCAACAGTTATACTAACTTGAGTTATCATTGATCTAACTCTTAATTTAGAATTAAAATCAGCTTCTGTTAATTTAATAAAATCATCACCTATCTCAGTTGTTAAATCTGATCTGTTTAACCAGTTAGCAAGTGATGCTTTTAATCCTGTGTATGTACTTAATGCCATTAAAATCTTCCTGGTGCTGTTCTAAAATATCTATAATCAGAACTGTTTAATTTTTCTTTGAGAATTTTTGTTTGAACTTCTTTTGGCAAACCAAACCAATTACCTTTGTTCATATCGCCATTGTATTCTTTAGCCCATATTTCAAGGACAATAGAAGGTACTGATGCTACTCTTTTCAACCCTTTATCAGGTGAATAACCATCATTCTGAGTGTATAGTTTTTTATTGTGATCTATAATTGGTTTTATATCAACAGCTCTTTCTTGGATAACACCTTTATCTTCGTTATCATGAAAAGTTTCTGTTGTTACACCATCATTATCGACTCTAAGTTTTCCCATTATCTTCCCTGACCTTTATATCTAGTAAGTTTCATATTTAATTTCTCACTTTTGGATAAAGATTTTTTATGAACACCTTTTCTTTTAGGTGGTTTATCTCTAGGAATAAAACTGCTAAAATTCTGCTTTGCCAAAATTAGCCTGTCATCTCAGTAACAAATAAATCACCACTTGCAGAAGTATTTCTGATTGCAGCTACTTTTGAGTTTGGCTCACACTTAACAATTTCAATTTCATTTTCTGGTAAATACATATCAGTAACAACTGCAACAGGAGCTAAAGGATCAATAAAAGTTATAACTACATCATTATCAATTGATGCTGTTCCACTTAAAGTAATTCTTGTTGCACTTACAATTGTTGCAACTGTTCTAAGAGCAGTTATTCCAGTACCCTCAACTATTTGCCCAACTTTAATTTCAGATAATCCATTAACAACACCATTAAAATTAACTGTTGCACTTGAACTTACCGCACCATCTACAACTGCTGTTGCTTGAGTTCCACCAGCAGCAATTTTAACATGACAAGCTTTAGTAGCAGATATTCTTACATATTCTGTATCTGATCCTAGAGGGTTTGCAGTTCTAATACTTGCAGCAGTAAAAGAAACTTTTTGTGTAGCTCCAGGTCTTAAACCATAATTATAACTCATAACTTATTTCCCTTTTTTTTTAGATTTTGATTTTTTCTTTTTGCTTTTTTTTGGTCGACCTTTTTTAGAACCATAAGTTCCCATTCCCATTGGCATAATTTATTTCCTTTTAATTGATTAGTATTTGTGGGGAAGTATCGCTAGACAAGATCCCCACAAAATTTGTAATTATCTTCTGATAACAAGAGTTACAGCCATAGCTGATGCGTTTGATGAACCACCATTTGTGATAAGTTCAACAGTACCATCTTCTTCAACTCTATTTAAAGCAGTTGGAGCAACAGTTAAAACTCTGTTAGCTGATCCAGTTGCCACATGACTAATTGCACTTCCAGTAATTGCAACACCACCTATTTCAAAAGAGATAGCTGCTGTTCCAGTAGTAACAACTGCATTGTGTGTAATTATTTTGATAATACTTCCACCATCAGGCACAACAACAAAAGTTGATGATGCAGATGATACATTTGGTATTATTCCACTTATAAAGTAATCGTTTAGTGTTCTCATTGTCTTTTCCTTTTTTTTGTATTGCTTCGTTCCGATATTAAATCTTCAAAGAAAACAAAATTATTATTGAATATTATGAGGGAGTATAAATACCCCCCCATAAAAGTTATAACTACGCTGTAGTTAAATCGAATATACCACCAGAAGCAGCTTGGTTTCTTGACTCAAGAGTGTACTCTGCAAGTAAGAATTTCTTCTGTGCATCTCCACTTTGAGCTAGATCCTGAAGTTGGAAATCTCTTAGGTAAGAAACCGCCCACATATCAGGTTGTAAAACATAAGCTGATCTTTGTTGCATAAATCTATTTGGTACAGCAGTTAATGCTCCAAAATCTGATTCATAAATATCAACAGCAGCAACTAATCTTTTATTTTCAGCAGGGTCAAACCTAGTTGATCCACCAGTAAAACCAGATAGTTTTTGTTTGTTGAAAGAACCCAACATAATCATTGATGGATCTCCACCAGAGTCCCAACACTTCTTCACAACATCTTTTAGTTGTGCTTCTGTGAAAGCTCTTTGAGTTCCAATAACTCTTACATCAGTACCATTACCAGCAGGATCTGCTGGAGTAGGAGAACCGGCTGCTGAGTGGTTAGTGTTTGCTTCAATCCAAGTTTCAATACCAGCAAGTTTTCTTGCAGTAGTATCGTTACCAGTTACTGGAGCTTGGTTTAATAATAGAGTAGTTTCCATATCTCTTTTAAGCTCTTTTGAAGCTTTTGAGATTTGGTAAGCCATTTCATTATTTCTACCAGCTTTAGATACAGACTCTAGAGTACCAGAAACGATCACAGCTTTTCTTGAAATCTGTGTTCTGTTTCCAACTCTAACAGTTGCAACCATAGCATTAAAAGCTACTTCATCACCTTCAATTTGGTGATTGTTAGCTGCTGCTGCTGCTAATGCGTCGGTCTGCCATTCATGAAAAACTCCTGTTGCAGTATTTTTTCCAACATTTGACATGAAGGGAGTATCTGTTGGTGAAATCGAATATATAATTTCCGATAAATCTTCTCTTTCACCCTTTGCATCATATTGACTATATGTGTTTGTTATTTGTGCCATTATATTTGTCCTTGAGGTTAGTTGTTATTAATCATGTCTAAAAACATACTGGTTGCATCTTTAGTGCTGCCAGATTTTCTTAGACGACTAAACTTTTCTTTTCTAGCTTTTAGAAGTGCATCGTTGCTATCTTTTTTAATCCCAGAAGAAAATGGTCTATTCGGTTTAGTAATTTTTCTTGCAATATTCGGTTTTGAACTTTGCATATTACGATACTTCATAGCATCTCTAACCAACAGAATTATCCTATGGTCACTAACATCATTAATTTCATGGTCTGTAAAACCATAAGATTTTAAATTAGTGTTAAGGTCTTTGCTTAAACTTGCTAATTTACTTGGATCAGATAACTCAGGCATTTTACTTTTCAACAAATAATGTTGTTCCATAATATACTTTTGCTTTTCTTGTTTCCTAGCATTTTCAGTTTTAGCAATGCTGTCATTAAGAACTTCTTGTTTTTTTCTTAAACGATGTTCTATTCTTGCAGCTTCTGTGGCATCTTCTTCATACAACTTTGATAAATCAGCAGAACTAATCTCCTGGTTTAATTGTTGTTGGGCATAAGATAGGGCTTGATTAACTTCATCAAACTTTTTAGATAAGTCTTGCCTTTGTTGTTCAGACTCAGATTGAAAGCTCTTTCTTTCATGGGAAAGTTCTTCCGTCTTACGTCTGTAGTCAGCATCTCTGCTATAACCATTCCTCAATTCGTCAAGGGTAACATCTAATTCTTGACCAGCAACTTTTACCTTGTAGGTGGAATCTTCTAGTTTCTCTTGAATCTCAGTTTGTTGTTCGTCTTGAGATACTTCTTGCTCAGATAATTCTGTATCTTCGCTTATTTCCTGTTCCTGAGGTTGATCTTCGTTTGAAGATTCCTCATTTGTTGGTTCAGGAGAATTTTGTGTTAGTGTTGGAGCTTGTTGTCCAACAATATCTTCTTCTTTTGGATTTAATAATCCATTTAATGCTTTTGTTGCTTTTTGCATATCAGTTTCAGATCCTTTTAAGGGGTTGCCTTGATTGTCTGCCATGTGTTTGTCCTTTTTAAGTTAAGCTCCTCATATGAGGTTGGCTTATCCTAATCATTGTGACTAGAATTTTTTATTCTTAATATTATTTCTAAAATCTTCTAATTGCTTACTTGCAAGTTTGCCTGTTTCAACAATTTCTATAAAATGTTGCTCTACTTTACCTACCACTTGGTAAGCTAACCAAAGTTTTTCTCTAGTTTCAGTTTCGGCTGCACCAGTATTAAATAAGCTTTCTGAATATAAAGCTTTGAGTTTAATAAATGCTGCTTTTAATAAATCGTTTTCTAAAAGTTGTTTAGCCTTGTTCGATTGGGTCTGTTCCTTTTGGAGGTCGCCCTGTTCCAGGTTGTTCATTTAAACTTTCAATTTGATTTTGTAACATTTGTGATTTGTCATTTGTGTTTCTAAAATCTTTAATAGATTCTTGTACTAGGATTTTGTTTAAATTTGCGTCAGCTCTTAATTGCTGTGAATCTATTTGAGCATTGTATTTTAACTCAAGTTCTTTCATTCTAATTTCTTGATCTAAA